ATTCGGGCAGTGTTGCACTCCTGATTCCATATGTCGCTTCTCTCCATGCTTGGTAGGTTCCGTCTGTAATGGCTACGCGGTTCAGCATGTTGAAGATCTTCTTTTGGAGGATCAGAGCATCCATCGTAAGTTTGCCGTCGCTCACATCTACAGCTGTGATTGAATTAATTCCACCTGTTGTTCCGTCGATCCATTCGGTGTTCAGCCAGTTGTTGAATCTGTCGCTAAGGTATGTTTTTACCGCCAACCCTGCTTGTGAGTACCATGCGTTTGTACTGTTATATTTTTCTCTGCGGTCATAGCTTGGTAGTCCTATAGTTTTTGTTGCGGCTCCGTATGGCATTGTAGAGCCTTCTACTACATATGCTGAGGTACTGGGTGCAGCTAAGATTTTATTTCGTTCTTCGTCGATGTTTTTTAATGGAAATGGTGTTAATTTGATTTTTTTGTTGTCCGGCATTGTCAAGAAGTTATTCCCTGCTATGTTTAGATTGTATGCAATGTTGATTGGCTTCTTTACTTGGTACACGTAAATGTTGGTCGCCTTTTTCGGGTTATCTGGTTTTTTGAGCCCCATCGCTTCCGGGTCTGTTCGCTCGAATATAAAGGCGTCTCCGAGTTTTGTTAGTTTGTTGATTTTTTGTGTAGGTTTTTCCGGATCATTCGTTAAGAATTGTATTTCATTGACTTCCTCAGGTGATATTTTTTCCTCGAATTCCAGTTTGATAAAACTCGGTGCTTGACTTGACGGATTGAGTGGGTATGATTCACTTGTGTTTTCTGTCCACTCTCTATTCCAAGCAACTCCATCTCCTGCACTGATTTTCTTCCAAATATGGTTTATTCCGGTGATTACGTATGCGTTTTCTTCTTGCTTGTTGGCGTAATAGTTTTTGAATATGTCCCAGTACGCCAGATTGAATATTGCAGGAAAGGTTCGAATATGGCTGTTAGTTTTGGAGTATCCGAATCCTTTTATTCCTAAGTATGAGAGCAGCGAACTCGGATTGACTTGCCCTCTGTTGGTGTCGTTTTCATAGATTGATGCGACAGCGGTGCTGACTCTGAATTGCGGCAGTAGTACCTTGCTCATGTTCAACCCTACTCCCAGAGCATTATTATGCAGTGCTGCTATGTAGAGCCTGATCGGAATTACGAATACATCGATTTGGTGTTTGAAGCTTCCGAATACAGGCCCGGTTGTTGGCAGTGTTTTCACCTTCGTTGTGATGTCGATGTAGAACGTCGTTCCATCCAAACCTATTTGACACCAATAGGGAACGATCGTGCCGCATGCCTGTGATGTTCGGATTATCTTTCCTACGTTGTGAGACGATCTGCCGAAATTAGGCAGATATACTTCCATTTTGCTTTCGCTTCGGATTCTGTCTCCTCCCAATGTTTTTTTCATGGTTTATTCTTTTTGAGTGTTTTCCATTTGGTTTTTTACGTGTGTGAAGAATATGAGCGTTGCTGTTAGGATGTCCTCCCACTTTTTTTGAGCTAGATGTTCTTCAGCATCCTCTTTAGTGTCGAACTCTTTCCCGTTTACGAGTGCACCGCATGTTGTGATCACCCATTTGTTCTTCTTGTTGCGGATCAGTACGAACGGGCCGTTTTCCGATGCTTTTCTTTCTTCGATTTCGAGGTTTACATTTTCGACTTCTTCTTCTTTTTTTCTGTTTTCAGTAAGCAGTTGATTTCTGAATTTCTTTTCCATGTTACTTAATTTTTGTTGTTGTTGTTACTTCGATTGTGTCGACTTTGATGCCGCTTGCTTTGAGATGGTGCTTGTGAGTGCATCCCTGTTCCATGATCACCGCAGCTGCTGCGCCGATTGCTGCTGCTATTACTGCGATCCATTTTACGATTTTCTTTACTTTTTCATTCATATGTCTAATGTTAGTTGGATTTCTTTGATTTCGATCATTACTATTCTTCTGATGACGGGTTCGTATATTTCCTTTCTTTTGTTGTATCTCCAGTTGCTCACCTCGTAGAATTTAACGCCGGTTCTTCGTGGATTATGAGCATCTACATATTCATCGTCATATGTTTCTCCGTCTTCTGTTACGTAGTATGTTCCTTCGTATCCGAAGTCTTGTCGAGCTACTCTTTCCGGGCCGATCAGTTTTATGAGTCTTTCGGCTCTGTCTCCGATTCCTCCTCTGTCTTTGTAGGCTTTAAAATCTTGTTTCTCGTTAGGATGTCTTCTATCCTTCTGATTGTTAATTCTACTTCCCATATTTCACGAATTAGTTTTTCTTTCTTTATGATTAAGTCCGCATATCCTTTACATATTTCTTTTTTTTCTCTTTCCGTCATATTTTTTAATTGATTGCCAATATTTTACTGCGTTTATATACTCTCTGTATTGTTCTATTGTTTCTACTTTGATAGGAGTTTTGTTGTAGTACTTTACTTGTTTTTCCTCCTTTATGATTCGGAGGGCTTCGCGTTCCTGAACTGTCCATAATTTTTGTTTGTAATACGTTGGTAGTGCGATTTTTATTCCCGAGTTTGTTCTGTACGTTTCTTCTGTAAATCTATCCTGGTATCTATGCCTTCTAATTGAGTTTTCGCTTATGTATTCTTTTCCGATTCCTTTTGAAGTGAATATCTTTCCGTTGAACTCGGGATTGGCTTCGTCTCTCTTTGTTACGTATTTTACGATGTAGTTTATTGTTTTCTCGTTTACTTCATGCCCGAAGAATATCCAGCCGTACCCCCATTCTTTTTCGAATTGCTCCTCTGTCATCTCTGTCCATATGAGGCCGTGCAGATGTATTCTTTTGGTATTGTCATGCCCCATTTCTGTGATCAGCCAGTGTTTGAGTGGTGTTTCGTACTTTTTCCACCATCGCTTTCTAAATAGGCTGATTGCCTTTTGAGCTGCTTTGTTCGGTTCTTTTTCGTCATATTCTAACTTTTTTAGGCTTTCCTCGGAGAATGTCAGCGTTGCAAATATAATGTTTTTTGGATTTGATTTTACTTCTTCCATTAATCTTACTCTCCATTCATTTGCTTTTGCGCGTCTGCATTCTTCGCAATGTCCGCATGGAATTTGGATCCACGTTAGCCGGCGATCCCTTGCTCCTTTATTGTTTTTGTTCGATTTGGCGTATCTTGGGTTCTCGATGATACTTGGATATAGGCACACTGCTTTCAATTGAATTTTGACCCCTTAAAATCATTTTTACTACCATTTTGTTGTTACGGTTTTGTCTACTCCCTTAAAATTCATTTCTGGATCATAGTGCTGCGTTACTGTTGATGAGTTCATGGGGGGAGTATTATTCATCTTTCTTTCTGTGAATTCTCTGATCGCCTTTCCTGTTTTTCCTCCAATTACCATGTTTCCTACCACCTGCGCCAGTTTTAGGATTGTGTTTGCAATTTCGGTCCAGTATTGGAGTTCCCGCAGATCTGCGGTTGCTTCTTCGGTTCTTCTTTTTGCTTCGGCCACTTTTGCTTCTGCTTCTTGATTTCTGCCCGCTGCGTAGAAATATGCGGCTTGAGCCATTGCGCTGCATGCGTCCGCGTTTATTTTGTTGATTTCTGCCGATAGTTTTTCGTCTGCGTATATGCTTTCCAGAGTTTTAATTGCTGCTGTTCCTTCGAGGATTTGTTTTTCAGCTTTCATCATATCGCCCTGAAATGATTTTTCTCCGAATACGATTTTGCCGAATTTATCATCCTCTATTTCGAAGTATTTAGGTATTTCAATTTCCTTGCCGTCGATTGTTGTTTTTTCTGTGGGTTGCCATTTTACCATCTGGTCCCATAGTTGATTTGCTGTGTTGATAAAGCCTTTCCAGCCTTCAAACATTTCCTGTTTTATCTGCCATATTCTTTTTTCGATTATTGTTGTGGTTTCTTCTCTGTTCTTGCCTGCCTCTGCTTCGAGTGCCTTTGCCTGTGTGTTGAGCAGGTTGATCTCTGCTTCATTCTTCCGTTCATTCATTCGTACTTGTCGCAAGGACATCAGTGCCTGCAGCTGCATGTTCGGGTCGGCCGCTGTTCCTGCGCCTACGGCTCCCGTTGCCCCTATTGGAGCGCCGGTTGTTGATCCGGCACCTCCGCCTCCGGCACCTCCTTTGCCGTACATTAGGCCGGGAGACAATCCCGCTGCATCCATTTGTGCAACTTGGTTGGCGTAGCTTTGGTCTTGGTAGGTTCTGTTGTATAATACCTGCTGTCTTTCGAATGCATTCTCCGCCGCCATTTCTCCGTATTTGTAATTTATTTTGGCTGCGTTCTCCACCATTTCTTTTTGCTGCTTCATCTGTTTCTTCCTGCCTATGCCCAGCATGTTGAGAATTCCCGATGCGTTGCCTATAATTCCCGAGAGAGGGTTTGTAATGTTTTCTCCTTTTTCGAGTAATTTCAATAGTTCTTCGAAGTTCATTTTCGTTCTTTTTTTAAAAAAGAATTTATACAATTGTTCTTGTTATATATGTATAAACGTCTACCGTTCTGTGCCACACGCATTTGCGAGGGTTAAAAGAGGGGGGGTGGAATCAACCCCCCTCTTTGATTTTTGGTTGATCTTTATACGACTGCTTTAGCTTTTTTCGGGATCGGTTTTTGCTTCTGTCCCGAAATCTTTTGTGGCTTCGGTTTCACC